GATTCATTTGAAATAAGGCTACCGCAATCCCACTAGCTTTAGACGGTGGGTAGTTCACTAGATCAGAAAGGAGGTCCTATGGCGCAAAGAAGTAAACGGATTTGTCTGGCTGATAAAGAAAAGGAAAAAGAAATCAATCCTGAGACATTGAGATTATTCAATAAATATCAGATTGATATGTCTATCCGGGATCTCTCTCCGAAAACCATTATGAATTATAACTCCGATCTGATGCAATGGTTTATTTATATGCATGACTATCAATTTAATTTATCTGTATTAGAGGCTACCGATGAAGATATTGAAGAATATTATTATTGGCGTAAGAAACAGGGAAATAATGTAAACCGCCAGAAGCGGGTCATGTCTTCTATCTCCGCTTTTTATAAGTTTTTACGCAAAAAGAAATTAATCAAAGAATCTCCTGTAGAGTTTATTGAACGTCCGAAAGAGGGGCAGGCTGTAGTCACTCAGACGTTCTTAACCAAAGAACAGGTGCAGTGTATGAGAGAAAAATTGCAAGAATGCGGTGATATTCAGTTATATACATACGCTATGCTCTCTCTAACTACAATGGCCCGTGTCAATGCAATTGCACATTTGAAATGGGATCAGATCAACTTTGAAGATCGGACTTGTGAGCATGTACTTGAAAAGGAAGGGAAAGATGTAGAGTTGTCCTTTTCGGAAGAAGTAAAGGATTTACTCCTGCAGCTGCAAGAAGATCGAAAGCAGAATGATATTGAAGATTATGGATGGGTGTTTGTAACTCCATATGTAACAAAAGACAAATGTATCAGCAACGGTACTTTGGGTGATTGGTGTAAAACAATCGGCAACATGATAGGTGTTCCTACATTACATCCTCACGACTTTCGACATTCTTACGCAACTCTTTTGAAAAATGCTGGAATGAGCCTGGAAGATGTTTCTACATTATTGAACCATTCCGGAACAGACGTGACAAAGAAGTTCTATTTAAAAGTTGATACTTCTAAAATCAGAAAATTAAAAGATAGTATTGTGATTTAGCGAGGTGAGAACATGTATTGTATTTTACTAAAAAGAGAAGATCGTGGCGAATTTGACTCTTTATTTCAATTCATGACTACTGTAACTGACAAAGAGCAGAAACTGGTAAGCTTTGAATCTGATGAAGAACTGGACGAATTTGTTGAGAAAATGATCAATGAAGACGGGTATGCTAAATCCGATTTCGTCATCGTATCTGTAAAAGACTTTCATCTCACTTCTGATATTTTTGATCAAGACAAAGGAAAGGAATGATGATCGATGGCTTATAAAGTAATTAAGGCTCATGGGTCCACTCATGGCAAAGCCCGTAGAGAATTTATTTGTGATACTGTTGCTGATGTTACAGATCTCCCTACAAGTAAAAAAATGGGGAAAGCGCAGGCTGGCGATACTGTTTCAGATGAAATGTGTGCCGTTGGAAGCACTGCTTCTGTTACAGAAACTGGTGATCTGTATGAACTGAATGCAAGTAATACCTGGGTTAAGAAACCGGTTGAAGGATCTGGCGAAGGATCTGATATTACGATTGATAATACACTTACTCAGGAAGGACAGGCTGCAGATGCCAAGGCTGTAGGTGATGCTCTTGCAAATAAAGCAGATAGTTCTGCTCTTTCTTCTTATGTACAGACTTCTGTTGCTGAATCTACTTATGCTAAAAAGTCTGATTTGACAGGTAAGGCCGATAGTGCTGATTTAGCAAACTATGTGCAGACATCTACAGCAGAATCTACTTATGCAAAGAAAACTGATTTATCTGCTAAAGCTGATGTTTCTGCTTTGTCTAGCTATTTGCAGAGTTCTACGGCAGAAAGTACATATGCAAAGAAAACTGATTTATCTTCTAAGGCCGATGCTTCTGCTTTAGCTAATTATGTCCAGACAAGCACGGCGGAATCAACATATGCGAAAAAGTCAGAAATTCCATCTAAAGGTACTGCTGTTGCAGATGCCGGAGATTCAGATGTAAAAGACAAATTGAACGCATTACTTGCAAGTTTAAGAACTGCGGGAGTAATTGCTGCAGAATAAATTGTGTTTCTTCTTATTATAAGGGGCAGTGAACTACTGCCCTATTGGCTCCGTAGTCTAAAGGTAATGACACGTCCCTTTCAAGGACGTAATGCAATCGGTTCAAGTCCGGCCGGAGTCATTTAGATTACTTATAATCATACTATTTGTTTATAAACAATCATTGATGCAGTTATGAGGTTTGCCGACTCCGATTGACTACCGGGATTCTCCTCTTGCCAGTACTTAAATGCGCAGAGTAAAGCAGTCTAGTTAAAATCTGGCATATTGCATCAATGTCTTTGGATCTGTAGCTCAACTGGCAGAGCACTCGTCTGTTAAACGAGGGGTTATAGGATCATGCCCTATCAGATCCGTGAATAGCGGTACATTTCTACGGATGTGTAGCACATGAAAACCTGTGCAGTCTTTGGAGGAAATGCCAAGATCCAGTTTGACAAGCAATGGAAAAGTCTGACTGTTCTGGATATCAAAAAACATGACGACTTTATTTTTTCGATGGATATACCGTAAGTGGTAGCGGGACAGTCTGTAAAACTGTTGCCTTCGGGTTCGGGTGGTTCGACTCCATCTCCATCGACGAGATAACCGGATTGATTCCGGTTGTGAAACACTCTTCTACTGGGTGTTTTGCGAGGCATGTGTCCGGTTGGTCGAGGAAGCGGTCTTGAAAATCGTTGGCCCGAAAGGGTTCTGGGGTTCGAATCCCTAACATGTCGTTTTGGTATCGTGGAGTAATGGTATCTCAGTAGCCCGCTAAGCTATCCTACGGCAACGTAGTCCGTGTTCGAATCACGGCGGTACCGTTTCATATAATAAAAGATCTGTTTTATCCCATCAGACATCTGGGGTAGGCACAAAGGAGGGAAAAATGGATGCGTTAATTAAATTATTAGAAGGCGAAACAATCTTTGGTGTGTCGTGGTCAATGATCATTCTTGCGATCGCTGCTTTCTTCTATCTTAGGAAGAAATATAATAAATGGATTGACAGTGAACTCAAGAAAAGGCAGGCTGAAGAGCTGAGAGACAAGAATATTCAAAAATCATTAAATGAAGTGAAGAAACTTCAGGAAACCCATGCTCAAGATCGTGCCAAATATGAAGCACAGTTAGATCAGGAACGTAAAGATCGTGAAGAAACACGTATACATGACCGTAATCAAAGTTTTGAAATACAGCGTCAGCTCACAGAAGCCATTCAACGTATTGAAGAAAAACAGGACACTTTTGCTGAGACCCAACAACGGAATATGGCTTCTATTAATGAATTATTTGAACGTAGCCGGAAATATGAACTTGCAAGTTCCCGGGAAAAACTGCTGCACTCTTATCGTTACTATACAAATCCTGATGTAAATCCACGATTGGAATGGACGGAATTGGAATCAGAAGCATTTTGGGAGCTTTTTAATAGTTACACAGAAAACGGCGGAAATAGCTTTATGCATAAGAATGTAGAACCAGAAATGCGGAAATTAATTATTGTCGATATGGAGGATCTTGATTCAGTTACGAGATTAATGGAAAGCAGAAAAAGAACATCATAGAGTTCCAAATCAAAGGCAGGTGATAGTATGGCAAGAAAAACGGATAGACCCAAAAAGCGATGCCAAAGATGTGGGAAAGAAAAACGGTTTGAGGATTTTTATATTAGTCGCAGTCCTCTTTTTCAGCAAGATGGTCGGGTCCCCATATGCAAGGATTGTGTCTTTGAGCTTATTTTAGATGACGAGAATCGCATTGATCCTCTGAAACTAAATGACGTATTGCGTAAAATTGACAAGCCATATTATAAGAATTTACTCGAAAGTGCCTATATGCAGTTTGAGACGGAAAATCCATTTGTTGATAAAGAAGATATTCCAAATCACGGAGATAAGATCCTGTCTTTTTATTTTAAAAATATCGCAATGAGGCAGAATGTAAATAAAGGCTATAGCGATTCTGAAAGGGAAAATTTCATAAATCAAAATACGAATTTAAGCAATACAGATCTTGATGCTATTTCCAGAAAATATCCAGATATTTTACATAAGCATGAAAAAGCTCAAAATATTGTCAAGAAAAAAGAAGAACCAATCTCCTCTTCTACCGATGATTTCCAAGTAACAGATGAAATGGTATGTCTTTTTGGTGAAGGATACACTATTACCGAATACCGGAATATGTACTATAAGTACAAAAATATTACTGAAAACTATTCTGTACAGACTACTCTTCATCAAGAAGCGTTGGCGACTTACGTGCGTTTTAAGGTAAAAGAAGAAATGGCGACTGCTGAAGGAAATGTTCTTGATGCACAGAAATGGTATACTGCTGCCGCCAAAGCAGCCGAGGATGCTAAACTGACTCCGAAGCAAATGTCTAAGTCAGATCTTCAGGGAGGCATCACAAGTTTTAGTGACATTTTTCAAGCGGTTGAAAGTGCCAATGAGCGAATCCCCATTTTCCCAGAATTTAAATATCGCCCGAATGATGCGGTCGATTTTATTATCTGGTGCTATATCAATTATGAAAGAAATTTAAATGGGATGCCGGAAGTTTCGTATTCTGATATCTATCATTTCTATGATCAGAAAAAGCAAGAATATATTGACAATTATGGTGATCCATATGGAATTTTTACCGATGATCCAACTTCGGAGAATCGGCCCAATGTTGAGAAATTCATTACTATTCCTCCCGAATTCCAAGAGGAGTAATAATCGTGAATTTAGGTTCTGGCATTAATATAAAAAATTGGACATATTTCTGTAGCTTTGCTCGATGGTATCCTGATCTGTTTCTGGATTTAATTAAACCAGAAAAGGGAGGACTTAATTTACATACAGATCAGCGAGTTTATCTTCGTGCAATGTTACGTTTCGTATCATTTTATGGTGTTTTCCCAAGAGGTTACGGGAAAACATTTGATGAAGTTTTAGCTTCCATCTTAGTTTGCATCTTCTATCCAGAGATCACAATTTCTCTTACAGCGCAGACAAAAGAAAACGCTGCGGATCTTCTCAAAGATAAATATGAAGAAATCATGCGATTCTATCCTATGTTGCAGAATGAAATCGCAAAACCAAGTTTTGCCAAAGGTGATGCAACGATTAAGTTTGTAAACGGGGCTACATTAGATAATTTAGCAAATTCTCAATCTTCTAAAGGTCAGCGTCGGAAAAGGATGAATATCGAAGAGTCTGCCTTGATTGATGATGCAACTTTTCAGGATGCTTTAAAACCTATCGTGGAAGTGCCTCGTGTCTGTGTTGGAAAATATTCTATCACTGATCCAGAAGAACTAAATCAGCAAATCAATTTCTTTACAACAGCCGGATTTAAAGGTTCTGACGAATATGAACGCTCTGTTCGGATGTGTAAAGACATGGTAAATTTGAGAGGAACATTGGTTTTAGGTTCTAGCTGGTGGCTTCCTTGTTATTATGGACGAGGATCTACAAAGAGCCAGATCTTCCAAAAGAAACAGGAAATGTCATCTGTTGCATTTGCTCAGAACTATGAATCTAAATGGGTTGGAAGTTCTGACGGTGCTTTGGTAGATGTAAATAAACTGCTTAATTGCAGGACCCTTACCTCTCCTGCTGTCAATTACAATAAGTATGAAGAGGAAAACTATATCGGAGTCGATGTGGCTCGTTCTCAAAAAACAAATAATAATCAATCTTCTATTGTCGTGGGCCGTGTTATTCGGAACCGTGAATCTAACAGAATCAAATCGATTGAAATTCCAAATATTATTTCTGTCGCAAATACTTTGAACTTTACAGCACAGGCATGTTTAGTCAAGAAAACGAAAATTGACTTTAATGCCAAAATGGTGATCGTCGATGGTAATGGTCTTGGTGCCGGATTAATCGATGAATTACTAAAAGATGCTTATGATCCAGTTACCGGTGATTATCTTGGATGCTGGAATACAGTTAATACAAGTAATGAACCGGAAATCAAGGAAGCAGAATCCTGTCTGTTTGATATGAAAGCACAAGGAAATCAGAGTAAAGTCATTACAGACTTTATTGATATTGTAGATTCCGGTCGTCTTCGCCTTTTAGCAAAGAAATCCGATTCTGATTTTACTGCAAAAGACCGATCCGATCCCACATTGCATATCCTTCCGTATGTGCAGACAGACCTATTGTTTGAAGAAATTGCGAATTTAAAGATTAGATATATGAATAATAATTCTCTTTCTATCGAAAGAGTTGTAAAGAAAATGGATAAGGATAGATTCTCTGCTTTATCCTATCTGATCTACTATATTGTAGAATTTTGTTCCTATACTAAGAAACAGGTTGAAGTTCCGAAGCATACATTATCGTTAGCTCGCAGACCTTCAATCGCATCGATCTATAGGTAGAAAGGCGGTGAATATGGAGCAGAAAAACTCTACTGAACAAAAATTAGAAGAATTATATCAGTCCGATAAAAAAGCTTTTGAGGATTTTGTTCATTCAAAAACTCCGACTATAGATTTTGCTTCCCTGCGCCGTCTGGTAATTTCAGAATTATCACTGAAAAATACAATTACCCCGACACGTATTTGTGGGTTTTCCAGAAAGCAAATCCTGCTGATGTGTCAGTATCCAGAGCGATACGGGAAAAATATTTTACGTCTGATGAACTATATGTATCAAAAGTCGGGCTATATCAAGCGCCTTATTGATTATTTCAGCAATATGGCAAAAGGTCAATTTTATATTGAAACTGAGCCTACATCTATAAGATATTATGAAAAGATGTATGATCCCAAATTCCAGACTGAGGTCAAGAAGAATTATTTAAAATTTTCGTTACAGGCATCTAAATTTAATATGTCAAATCAGATCAACGATATCATTCATCGAATGATGTTGAATGATATTGTGTATGCATATGTAGATGAAACTGAAACGGATGTATCTTACTACTATCTTGATCCTCGTTACTGTCAATTAAAAGGATTGGTAAACGGGAATGTCTTGAGTTTCTATATTAATCGTTCTCTACTTTCTTCTTCTGTTGTAGCAGAATTTCCTCCATCATTGCAGGAATTATTAGAAGAAGCAAAAGAACAATCCAGTAATTTAATTGCTGTTCCACTTAAACATTCATTTTGTATTAAGTATAACAGTGATTTCCTTTATGCATATCCTCCATTTTTCCCGATGATTGCAGATGTCATGCTTATTGACGAATATAAGGACCTTGCAAAAGCCAAAGCAATTAATGATGCTTATAAACTGTTGGTATTGAAGGTACCTACAAAAGATGGACAGATGACTATGGATGATAAGGTTCTTTCTCCTTTCATTCAGACAGCGGTACAAGTCATTCAGGATAATATCGGCGTTCTTCCTTATCCGGGTGATGTGGATTCCGTAGAGTTCTCTTCTACGAATTCGGACGACCGGGATAAGGTGTCAGATGCAACAACCTGGGCTTTTGCAGAAGCCGGTGTGTCTGAAGCATTACTTTCCGGATCTTCTTCTGGTAGCGAATTAAAATTGAGCATCACAAATGATAGTGGCGATGTATTCCGAATCTATAGAAAAATTGAAGACTGGATTTCATTACAGATGAAACTCCGTGGTTTTCTTGATAAAAACTATCGGTTCGTATATCGCCTGTTAGATATTACGACATTTAATTCGCAAGAAGTGATCGACTCTGAGTTAAAACTTGCTCAAGCAAGTATGCCGAATAAACAAAAGCTTGCTGCTGCGATGGGAATGTCCCCGGCATCTTTCATGGGAAATATTTCTATAGAGCAAGTGATGTTCCGTGATGTGTTTGATCTAATGACGCCTTTGAAATCATCTTATACC